AACAGAGCAGATTATGGCGCAGTACACATATACGGACATATTCATAGTGGCAGAGATAACAGACCGTTTAATTTATATAGAGAACAGATGAAGTCCCGTGACTTTCCGTATGAGTGTTACAATGTGGGTTGTATGCTTCCATATATGGACTATACACCAAGAACTCTTGATGAAATTATTGCAGCGAATAGAATTAACTAAAAGGTCAACCTCTAAAAATCCTATTTTATTAAAAATCAGTAACGCCCAAAAGATAAGAACTTAGTGTTTTATAGTCATAAGTGGCGGTTTTTAGAGCTTAAAACAACAACTATTTCTAAATATGTAATTCAGGCGAAAGCCTTTGATATAGATTTACCTTGTTTTACGGATTGTCTCCGATAATATAAATCATTTTGTAAAAACATAAAAATGGAGGGATAAAATGGAAAAGACGATTTTTCAAACACTGAGCGAGATCGACATCACAGAAAAGATTAAGCAGAAGAATAAAATGGACTATCTTCCGTGGTCGAGCGCATGGGACTTTGTAAAGAACAAGTACCCTAATGCTACATATTCGATTATCAAAACAGATACGGGGTGTATCTATCACACTGACGGCAAGACGTGTTGGGTCGAAACAAAAATGTGTATTAATAACGAGACCCAAACCGAGATTCTTCCTGTTCTTGATTTTAGAAATCAGGCAATAGGTGCTGATAAAGTCACATCTTCTGACGTGAACAAATCAATTAAACGCTGCCTTGTAAAAAATCTTGCACTTTTTGGACTTGGACTATCGCTTTGGAACGGTGAAGAACTTTCAGACAATGCCAAGAAGAAAAAAGCAGACAACGAGGAGGAACTTAGAAACATACAGAAAGAAATGATAGAATTGCTTAGAGCAAAAGTTGACGAAGGCTGCGATAAAGCAAAGCTGTTCTCTTATGTTGAAGGTCTGATCGGTAGCAAGAACCCAAGCAATGTTAAGGACATTGAAAAGTTAAACAGTGCGTTAGATAACATCAAAACGCTAAGTGCAGACACGCTTAACAAATAAAGAAAGAAGAGGTAATGAAATATGGCACTTAATACAGCGGTAGTAGTAGGTAGGCTTACAAAGGACATTGAGCTTAAGCAAATAGGAGACAAGTCTGTTGCAAATTTTACAGTTGCAGTTGACAAGCCTTACAACAAAGAAAACGAACACTCCGAAGCAAACTGGATTGATTGTGTGGCATGGGGAAAGACAGCGGAATTTCTCGGAAAGTATTTCTCGAAGGGAAGTAGGGTAGGAATTACAGGTTCGTTGCAAACACGTATATACGAAAACAAGGAAGGAAAAAAAGTCAAGATAACAGAAATTCTTGTGAGTGCTGTAGATTTTGTTGAAAGTAAAAACAGCAGTTCGGCAACGAGCAACAGCACTGTTGAATCCGGCAAGACAGAGAATAAGCCGGAACAGAATGTCCTATTTGATGACATGATCTCACTCGATGACGATGATATTCCTTTCTGATTTTAAGGCAACAAAATGTACAAGGATATACTTGATAATATAACGTGGAGTTTTTCAAGTGTCAATACTTATTATACTTGCCCTTATGCGTTTAAACTGTCATACATAGACAGAAAGACTAAAGCAAACAATGCCTTTGCCGAATTTGGCAGTTTTGTCCACTCGCTCTTGGAAAGGTACTTCAAGGGCGAGGTGGAGTTCTTTGAATTAAGTCAAGTCTACGAGGACGAGTACAATATTAATGTATTACACGAATTCCCCGATTTTAAATTTTGCGATCTCTCAGAAAAATACTTTGAGTCAGGGTTGAATTATTTTAATTCTTTTGAAGGTGTAAACGATAATTTACAAGTAGTAGGCGTAGAACAGCAAATAGAACTAAAGCTGAATGGCAAGCCGTTTTTGGGATATATTGATCTGATATTGCGTGATAAAACAGACAATAAATACATAATTGTTGACCATAAAAGCAAGAGCGGATTCAAGAACAAGAAAGAAAAAGAACACTATTTGCTTCAGCTCTATCTGTATTCTGTTTACATAAAAGAAACTTATGGGGAATACCCAAAAGAACTGCGTTTTAATATGTTTCGCACTGACAAGATAGAAACGGAACGATTTGACATAGAAAAGCTTAAACAAGCCCTGAACTGGTTTGATTTTACGATTGATTTAATATATGAGGATTGCGAATTTGCAAGAATACCAGATGAGTTTTACTGCAACAATTTATGTAACATGAGAGAACATTGTAACCGAGGGGAGCAGCAGAGTGAATAAGTTTTGTATAGAAGAGAAATTGCCCTGAAAGACAATTCAGACAATTTAAAAACAAGAATCTCAAAAAAAGGGAGGGGAGACAAAACGTTAATTGACAAAGATAAAATTGGAGAGGCAAAGGCAAAGCTTGGTGACAGAAATGCAGAGATAATAGCCGATGAGCTTCAATTGGAAAAGTATGACATCAAAAACAAAAAGGCTTGTTGTCCGTACCATGAAGAAAAAACTCCGAGTTTTGTCTATAACAGTAAAACATATAGCTTCCATTGTTTTGGCTGCTCCAAAAACGCAGATATTATTGATGTATTTATGGAAAAGGGGGCGACATTTACAGAAGCTACTGAGAAGCTTTTCGACTTGGCAGACATGAAGTACAGCTTCGGAGAACGCCACATCAAAACAAAGTCTTCGTACAGATACCCAAAAGAAGTAAAATGTACAAACAAAGAAAAGGTTTACGATTATTTTAAGTCTCGTGGAATTTCCAAAGAAACAATTGATTATTGTGACGTAAGGCAAGACGAGCAGGGTAACGCTGTATTTAATTACTACGATACAAATGACGTTCTGACAATGGTTAAATATCGTCCATCACGAAAGGTCAACAAGGGCGAGAATAAAACATGGTGTCAGAAGGGAGCAGATACATCTCCGTTGCTGTTTAATATGAACAGAATCAATACGGCAAAACCTTTGCTCATTACAGAGGGAGAAGCCGACTGTATGGCAGCTATTGAGAGTGGATATTCAAACGCCGTATCAGTGCCTTTAGGCGCAGGAAATTTTCACTGGATAGAAGAGTGTTGGGAATGGCTTGAACAGTTTGACAGCATTATAATATGTTCTGATAATGATGAAGCCGGACTAAAAATGCAGAAAGAAGTCGTGTACAGACTTGGTTCTTGGAGGTGTAAGATAGTCAATATTCCTTATTCTTACAAAAACGATAATGGTACACAGGTAAGAGTCAAAGACTTAAATGAAGTCCTTTACTATTGGGATAAAAGCAAAGTTATTGAATTGATAACAAATGCCACAGATACGCCAGTAGACAGCGTTTTGGATTATTCTGATATAAAGAATATAGACCTTGACAATATTGACGGCATTTATACAGGCATCAAAGACCTTGACCGAAAGCTGATGAAGCTTTTTTACGGATCATTCAATATTGTAACAGGTGTCAATGGAAGCGGAAAAAGCTCTTTTCTGTCTCAACTTGTGTGTCAGTCGCTTGAACAAGGAAAGAATGTTTGGATGTATTCGGGTGAGCTTCCTAATTTTCAAAGCAAAAACTGGATAAATTACATATTGGCAGGTCAGCGTAACGTTGTTGAAAAGCAAGTGAATGGAACGCGATTTTGGAAAGTAACGGTTCAAGCACAGAATCAGATGGACAAGTTTTATAAAAACAAGCTTTTTATATATAAAGATGGCTATTCTCATAAAGTCACCGATTTGATACAGTCTATGACTGACTCAATCAGAAAATACGGTGCAAAACTCATAATCATTGACAATCTGACCTGTGTAAACCTTGAATGCAATGAAAACAACAAATACAATAAACAGGAAGAATTTATTACACGATGTATTGACGTTGCAAAAAAATTCAATGTTGCAGTTGTCTTGGTGTGCCATCCTCACAAGATTGAAACAATGCGCAGACTTACAAAAATGGACGTACAGGGGATTTCGGCTATCATTGATTTAGCACACAGAATTATTAGTTTATACAGAGTAACTTCTGATGACAAGAAAGGAAAACCCAAACAGAATGGTAAAGGCTGGTACAAAGAACCTATTAAATATGATGTACTTGCAGACATTTTGAAAGACCGTATGCTGGGGTTTGAAGGAAGTACAGTAGGGCTTTATTACGACAGACCATCACGAAGGTTTTTTACAAGCAAATCCGACCTTGATTACAGGTATTCGTGGGATAAAACAGAATATTCATCTTCATTACCCTTCCCTCCACCACAGTTTATGGACAACAATAAAGACGATGAAGTATTTGGAACGATACGTCCACAGTAAGGAGCAATTATGGTACATACTCATTTACACTCAATGTTTTCGTTAAGAGACAGTATTATTCGCCCCGAAGAATTGGTGGTAAGAATAAAAGAAATCGGACAAACAGCAGTTGCAGTAACCGACCACGGAACTTCATTGGGTGGCGTGAGCATATATCAACTGCTCAAAAAGAACGATATAAAATATATTCACGGCTGCGAAATGTATATATGCGATGATTTGTCTGTAAAGGATAAGACAGCAAGATATTATCATCTTGTGGTTTTGTGCAAAAACGAAACAGGCAGAATAAATCTTAATAGGCTTATAAGCGAATCAGGAAAACCTGAAAACTTCTATTACAAACCGAGAATAGATTTTTCTCTGTTACACAAATACAAGGAAGGTTTATTGGTAACAAGTGCTTGTATGGCAGGTGAAATAGACAAATATATACTTGATGATTACCAGAAGTCCAAGCAGATTGCAACAAAATACAAAAACGAATTTGGCGATGACTACTATCTTGAAATACAAGCACACAGAGATGACACGCAGATCGAGATAAATAAGGCAGTAGTTAAACTAAGCAGAGAACTTGAAATTCCGCTCATAGTTACTTGTGATGCTCATTATGTTTACGAGTCGGATAAAAAGTATCAGAACAAATACGCTTTCGGGGGCAGCTATAAAGAGGACGGAGAAGCATATACCGATTGTTTTGTGCAGTCAGAAGCCGAAGTCAGAGAAAGAATTTCATATCTGTCGCCTGATGTTATAGACGAAGCAATTCGCAACACAGATGAAATTGCTGAAAAATGTAATGTGAAAATGCCAATCTCAGCTCCTATTATGCCAAAGGTTGACATTCCTAAAGGGTATAGCAACAATACAGAATGGCTTGTTGACCTTTGCAAGCAGGGAGCAAGAGAGAAGCTTAATTTCGATTTTGACACATATGAAATCATAGACCCAACCAAAACGATAAACATATATGATGACACAACGGGAGAATTTATCAAAAAAGTTCCGTTTGTACTGTCGGATAACGACAAAAACACATATGTGGAACGATTTGAATACGAGTTGGATAAGCTTGTAAGAATGGGGTTTGTTGACTATATTCTCTTAGTGTACTCGTATTCTAATGTAGGAAAAAGGCGAGGCATCGCTCGTGGAAGTGGTGGAGGCTCGTTGATTAATTATCTTACCAATATTACTAATATTGACCCCATTGTTCACGGATTGTATTTTGAGCGATTTATTGATGTTGGTGCTTTAGACTTGCTTGAAAAAGGTGAGATTACAGCAAAAGAACTTAAAGTGCCTGATATAGACCTTGATTTTAGCGATAAAAGCTGTGCAGAGGTTCTTCATTGGATGTATGAGAAATATGGAGAAAACAAGGTAGCGTCAATCGGTAAATTCGGAACGAATAAAACAAAGGGAACAATAAGAGATATGTGTAAAGTTCTTGGTATTTCGCTCGAAGATGCCGACAAGATAGCAAAATCTTTTGAGAATTATGAGTTAGACGAAATAATTTCTATGATTAACGGCGAAATTCCAAAAGAAAAAGCAGCGTCCAACGCAATAAAATACGTTGATCTGTATGAGGAATTATTTGACTACGTAAAAAAGCTTAACGGTCTGCCAAAATCTTTTGGGTTACATGCCTGTGGTAAGATTATCTCTACGAGAGACCTTGACGAGTTTCTTCCTTCATGTTATGACTCAACAGGGGTAAGGTTTTTACAGGGAGATATGCACGATGTAGAGGACGTGGGACTTGTAAAGGTTGATGTCCTTGGACTTAGAACGCTCGATCAAGAATACGATACTCTTGAAATGAGCGGAGAGAATAAAGAATTTCTCGACCCAAAACAAAACTACAATGACAAAAAAGTTCTTGATATTTTCAGAAATGGAGATACAGTAGGCATTTTTCAATTTTCCTCTCTCGGCATGAAACAAACGTTGAAGAAAATGAATGTAAGTGGCATTGAAGACCTCTCGATCGCAAACGCACTGTTTCGCCCCGGCGCGATCGGGTATATTGATAATTTTTGCAAGAGACGAAACGGAGAAGAAACCTTTGAGTATCTGCATCCTGACCTTGAAGCAATACTAAAAAACACCTGCGGTATCATGGTGTTCCAAGAACAGCTTATCGAAATAGGCAGACTTGCAAAAATTCACAACCCCGACCTATTAAGAAAAGCAACAGGCAAGAAGAATCCCAAACTGCTTGCACAGGTAAAACCTGAGCTTGAAGGGAAACTGAAAGGGCGTGGATGGACACAAGAGCAGTTTGATACTTTATGGAAACAAATGCTTGAATTTGCAAAGTACAGTTTTAACAAGTCTCATTCGGCTGCGTATGCGATCATTGCATATCTGACAGCCAAGCAAAAAGCATATTATCCTGCGGAGTTTTATGCAGGGCTGTGTAATTCGTACATAGGAAAAAGTAGTTTTGTTAAAGATAATGCGGACGAAATAATGTCAGATGCGGAAGATCACAATATCACGGTAGAAAGCTTTAGCTTTCGTAACGACCACAGAAGATGCTCAGTCAAAAACGGAAAAATTATTTACGCAATTCCGCTTATAAAGGATTGTTCGTCAGCATCGGCAGAGGCAATGTATGAATGCTCCGGCAAGCACTATGCAACCTTTATTGAATTGTTATCAGAGCTTATAAGTAAAAAAGTCAATAAGAATCAAATTAACATATTTATTAAGCTTGGTTTCTTTTCGGAATTTGGCAATGTTGGGCGGCTTTTGAAAACTGTGCAAATATATGAGATTTTCAATGAAGGACAGGCGAGTACAATAAAAAAGCGCAAGATTAATAATATGAAAATTGACGATATAATGTCAAAGTATTGCCAAGAAAGCGAAACACAGTATTCAATTACAAACGCAAAGATTAAAGATACAAAAAAGCTTGTGCAGTTAATAAAGAAGAAAATTAAAAACGGAGAGCCTGAAAGCAAATACGCAGATATATTAGAAGAATATGACACCACAATAAAAGAAGAACATTCAGCTATTATGAAGTGTATATTGAACGATTGTGTTGGTCGTATAAAGTCTTCAACTGCTCATTACTTTTCGTTCAAGGAGAAAATTGCTGACTGTATGCAATATCTTGGCTTTGTCAACTTGACAACAAACCAAGAGAAAGATAGAAGAAAATTGTTTGTCAAAAAAGTCGTTCCTCTAAAGAGCAAAGAAACAGGCAAGCCGTGGGGATATGCTTTGTTCACAAAATCTATAGGCTCAGGTAAATCTTCAAGGCTCACGATATATGAAAAGACCTATAAAAACGACCCTATTAAAGAACATGATGTGATATTTGTAAAGACAACACAAAAAAATAATGCAGGGTACTGGTACTTATATGACTACGACATTATTGTTTAGGTACAATGCGATGCAGATGTGAAAGGAATGTAATAGGATATGATAATTAAAGACCCATGCGAGACAAGAGACTCTGAAAAAATACATAAACGCAATAATCCTAACTATCCTCCGAATCATGTATTTACAGTGCGTAAATGTGAAAAATGCGGCGAGAATTACGAACCATTATGTAGCCTGAAACACATATGTAAAAAACAAAACAGTTATCCAATAGGTGAGAAATAATTTAGAAAACGAATAGGAGAATTATTATGACACACAAGAAATTTATGGATATTGAAAGACTTAAAGAAAATTATACAAATGGCTTTCGTTCAGGAGACCACATACTAATTCAAGAGAAAATTGACGGGGCTAATGCAGCTATCAGATGTTCTTCTGATACAGAAGAAATTATTGCACAGAGTCGAAAGAATATTCTTAATGTCAGCAACAATCTTAGAGGTTTTTGGGAGTGGGCACAGACGCTCAATAAACAACTTATTAAAAAAACACTTGGCGATCAGTACGTTCTCTTCGGAGAGTGGCTTGTTTCACATTCTGTTAAATATCCTGACGAAAGATATAATCATTTTTATGCTTATGACGTGTATGATGTTATCAATCAGAAGTATCTTCCACAGGACAAGGTAAAAGAGATTATTTCATCTCTTGGTCTAACATATGTCCCTGTATTTTACGATGGCGAATTTATCTCTTGGGAACACTGTATGAGTTTTGTAGGAAAGACTGAACTTGGCGGAGAGTACGGAGAGGGTATTGTAATTAAGAATCAGACAAGGCTTAACGACCCCAACGCCAGACTGCCCTTTTATGTTAAAATTGTTGGTGAACAATTCGCAGAAACTAAAGAGCATAAGGTTAAGGTAGTTGATCCTGACAAACTGAAAGCTATAGAAGAAAACAAGGCACTTGCAGAAACTATTGTCACCGAAGCCAGAGTTGTCAAACTGCTCAATAAGTTTGTAGATGAGAATATTCTTCCCGAGGATTGGGGAGCTAAAGAAATGCCTATTATTGCAAAGAATCTGAATAAGGCTGTTTATGAGGATTGTATTAAGGAAGAACCTGAAACAGTAAAACAGATTGAAAATTTCGGTAAAGTTGCAAATGGAATTGCAATGCAGATTGCGAGAACTATTATGGAGAATCGGTAAATAAAATGAAATTATTATTGGAGAGGATGATTTTGAATAGATAGATTAGTATGTCCTTGCAGCTATCAAGGTGCAAAACAAAGGGTTGCAAAAGAGATAGTTGATTACATATTTGAAACCACTCTAATTTATCCCAACACCAAAATTTATGACCTGTGTTGCGGCTCGGGTGCAATTACAATAGAGTTTTTAAACAGAGGAATTAAACCAGAGCAAATCACAATGTTGGATATAAGCAGTTGGGGCGAGTTTTGGAAACGTATAGGCAATGGCACTTTTGACATAAACATGTTTTATAAGTATTCAAAAACAGTGCCGAGAGACAAATCTCTTATTCAATCCTATATGAAAGAATTGTCTAAGACAAATGCCAACGAAGACGAAGTATATAAATACATTCTGTTGCAAGCAGCATCGTTTGGTGGGAAACAAATATGGAATGAAAACGGAGAATGGAAAAATACATCATTTCGAGACTATTGGCAACCTACGGCGACAAGCAAAAGAAGAAGTCCTGTGAATCCTATGCAACCGATGATTGATGTGCTTGAGGCAAGAGTATTGACTGTCACTGAAAAATGCAAAGGAATTACAGGATTGAGAGATGATATATATAATATATTAGATATTGTTTCTAACGACAACGCTGTTATCTATATTGACCCACCTTATGGGGGTACAACAGGGTATGGTTTTAATTTCAATTATCACGATTTCCTAAGCGAGTTATTCGACAAAACATTGTCACCCATCTTCCTATCTGAGAAAAAGAAAATTTCAGATGATGAAGCTATACAGTTAAATTTTTCGGGCGACAAAGGAGGTATTAACGGAAATAAAACTTGTAAGAATGAAGAATGGTTGAATGTATTTAGGTAAACAGCAGTAAAAATAATTGGCTTGTAAAGGAGTAATAAAAACGCTTGAACTTAACAAAATTTATAACATAGACTGTCTTGTAGGAATGAAAGAAATTCCTGACACAAGCATAGATATGATTTTTTGTGATTTGCCTTACGGGAAAACACACAATAAATGGGACACGGTTATTCCATATGAACCGCTGTGGGGGCAGTTTGAAAGAATCATTAAACCAAACGGAGCAATTCTTCTTTTCGGGCAGGACAAGTTTACAGCAAAGACAATGCTCTCAAATGAGAAATTACATAGATACAATATTATCTGGAAGAAAACAACTCCTACAGGATTTCTGAACGCTAACCGTATGCCAATGAGAACACATGAGGACATAATGGTTTTCTATAAATCATTACCAACGTATAATCCGCAGAAAACAACAGGTCATACACGTAAAGTCAGCAAAGCAAAACATAAAAAGAATTGCGAAGTTACTAAGGACTATGGAAAACACGGTTTAACTACATACGATAGCACAGAACGCTATCCTACAAGTGTTTGGGAGTTTCCAACCGATAAACAGAAAGAAGCAATTCACCCGACACAGAAGCCTATTGATCTATGCAGATACGCTATTCGTACATATACAAATGTAGGTGATATTGTACTTGATTGCTGTACAGGATCAGGTTCTATTCCATTAGCAGCAATGCTTGAGGGCAGAAATTATATAGGTATGGATAACGGCTTTTGCGAAAAGAAAAACAGCAAATACTATGGTTGGAATTGGGCTGATGTAGCAATTGACAGAATAGAAAAATACAAGGAGAGTGAGTACAATTAAATATGCAGGAAGTAAGTCAAGAATAGCAAAATACATAGTTCCGATAATTCAAAAGTGTATTAACGATAATAACTTAACTACATACATAGAACCGTTTGTGGGCGGAGCAAATGTAATTGACAAAGTGCAATGTCAGTTTAGGTACGGCTCTGATAAGAATAAATACTTAATTGCATTATTCAATCATCTTCAAAACGGCGGAGAACTTTTGTCAGAAGTTTCAAGAGAATTATATTCGGAAGCAAGAGCTAACTATCAGAGCGGTAAATATGAGGACTGGTATGTAGGCAATATAGGTTTTCTTGCAAGTTATAATGGTCGTTGGTTTGATGGGGGATATGCACAGTCAGGCTATGAAAAGACTAAAACGGGACAGAGATACCGAGATTACTACCGTGAATCAAAAGACAATATTGAAGCTCAAATATCAAGTCTTAAAAATGTAGTCCTTGATACCAAAGATTACCGTGAAATTTCACCGATAAACACAGCAATGATTTATTGCGATCCGCCTTACGCCAATGTAAAGCAATTTTCATATTCTGCTAATTTTGATTATGAAGAGTTTTGGAGCAAGATGAGAGAATGGAGTAAAGATAATTTTGTTCTCGTAAGTGAATTGGTAGCACCTGACGATTTTATATGCGTGTGGGAAAAATCGGTTAGCAGAAGTATCAAGTCTACGGACAAGAGAACAGCAAACGAGAAATTGTTTACATATAAATACGGTAAGTACGCTGAACATATTGAAAAGGGAGAAAATATATGAGAGTGAAATTTGGAAAGAGAATTTATTTCTGCACCCTTGCGACAAAAACGGATAGTGCATTACTTATAACCACAAGCAATGGAGTATATGTCGTAGATTGTAAGACAGAAGATAATGCCGATTATTGTCATAGACAACTTTTAGTAAATGGATGGTGTGATTTTTCAGATTATCAGTATAGTAACTAAGAATGTTGTTTAATGGAGGGATAAAAATGTTCTGTGATTTCAACAAAACTTTTCATAAGGGACAGGAATGGGAAAATACAAGTCTTATAGATAAGAACCCCTGTAGAAAGTGCAAGATGTATGAAGAAATAAAAGATTTGGCGCACCGTGACCCAATATTAGATTGTAAAGAATGTATTGGTTGCATTAGATTTTTAGCTTGGCGAAATAAATGTATAATAAAACTTCAATGGTACGAAGAACATGATGAAAGATTAAAGGAAAGTAAGAGGGGTCAAGATATGATTTCAGCAGACGATGCAAGACAGAAACTAAGAAAAAATACCAATAAGAATGTTGCTAATGAACTCAATAAACTTGAAAAGCAAATTATAAAAGCTGTTTCAAAGGAAGAGTCCAGTATATCAAATAGTGGATATATACAACATGATACTGTTAAAGAATTGAAAAGACTTGGTTATAAGGTACGCTGTGAAATGGACTATAACGAGCCATATTATAGCATTAGTTGGGGTGATAACGATGAAACACATTGAAAACATAGTTATCGGCAATCCGCTATGTAGTCACATTCACTTACTGTCGTCTGATATAAATGATTGGGCAAATAACGAAAAGGACAAGACCTATTTCACGAATGAGAGGAATCTTGCCAAAATACTTGTTGAATTAGACATATATCCATCATTCAGCGAGATCAGACGGAACAAACCGGAATTGGTTATAACCCTTGATAAGCCTGACTTCATAAAAATCAAACCTAAGAAGAAAGTTCCTCTGTGGATAGTGGTGGGCGGAGAGTTTATTTCTACACAATACGAAAAGGAGAATGATAAAAATAAGTGATTCAAACAATAACAAATCGCCAAGCAGTTCAGGCGGTATAGGATTCTGTGGGCTGCTCACAATAGTATTTATCGTACTTAAAATTCTCGGATACATAGAGTGGTCATGGCTTTGGGTGCTTGCTCCAATGTGGATTCCTCTTGCGTTAGAAATTATAGTAGTGTTGATTTCTTTTGTATTGGCGATTATAGTGACTGGCATCACGGCACTTTATACTTGTTTTAAAGATAGGTAAGAGGCATAGACATGACAGCAACAAAAACAAAGCAAAGCTTACGACTTTAATAAGATTTAATTTTGAGCAAGATCAATTTGAGAGTTAAAACAGGAGGACTAAGATGAAAAGACAAATTAGAAGATGTGTGTTTGAAACCAATTCAAGCAGCACTCACGCAATCTGTATTACAAAGAAGGATATTGATGCAAGCAGTTTGCCAAAGCACATTACGTTCACGCACGGCGAGTTCGGCTGGGAGTTTGATGTTCACAAAGATACTTGGACTAAAGCGTCATATCTTTATCAGGCAATATGTAGTCTTTATTACGGCGATGACGAAAAGAAAAAAGAAAAGCTAAGCACTCTCGAAACCTTATTAAAAAAACACGGTGTCGAGTGCGAATTTGAACCTGACAAAGATAAAAAATACGGCGATGGATATATTGACCACGGTTATGGTTATGACATAGCAGAATTTGTTGATGCTGTTTTAACAGACGGCATCAAATTAGCCAAGTATCTTTTCGGAGATAGTTTTATTGTTACAGGTAACGACAATTCGAGGGAATACAGCGACTATATGTATGCCCACACAAAAGAAGTATGTGATTGTTACGCAAAAGACGGAGGCTTAAAGCCCGAGTTTGAAGAATATGAAGTTTATGAGAAAGGAAACTAATGATATGAAAAGACAAATTAGAAGAGGCGTTTTCGAGACCAATAGCAGCTCGGTACATAGCATTACAATGTGTACAAGTTCCGATTATGAAAAATGGAAGAATGGTGAAATGGCTTGGGACAGAGGGGAATGGGAACTTGTCTCTGTTACCGATGAAGTGAAAGAGTCGATAGATAATGATGAAAGAGAGTATTATACATACGAACAATTTTACGATTGGGAGTATAATGATTACGAAACTTTTGAAGATAGCTTCACAACACCAAACGGAGAAATCGTTGTCGCTTTTGGCTATTATGGACACGACTAAGGAGAAATTATATGAAGTTATTAGGAGTATATAAGAACGGAAACTATACCGTAAAAATCCTCTCTGATGGCACTAAAATCAGAGAAACAGAAGAAGATAATTTTATTCCTGCTTTTGCAGAGAACTGCGATATAAAAATCACAGATTGCTGTGACGGTGGTTGTAAGTGGTGTTACGAGGGGTGTACTCCTAATGGCAAACACGGAGATATACTTAATGCCAAATTTATTGACACTCTTCACCCATACACAGAGCTTGCCCTTAACGGTAACGATTTGTCGCATCCAGACCTTATTTCTTTTTTACAGAAGTTAAAAGAGAAAAAGGTTGTTGCAAATATGACGGTTAATCAAATTCATTTTGAAAGAAAACAGGATATGATAAGAGATTTGGTTGATAAGGAGTTGATTTTTGGTCTTGGAGTATCGTTAAGAGAACCAACTTCCGAATTTATTACTCTTATTAAGCAGTACCCTAACGCTGTAATTCACACGATCAATGGCATTTTGTCCGATGAAGATGTTAGTTCGTTAGCGAATAACGGTCTAAAAATACTTATTCTTGGGTATAAAAACCTTAGACGTGGCTCGAATTGGTATTCTGTTGATAAGCAGAATATTGAATCAAAGCAGGACTGGCTTCGTGAAAACCTTCCAGATATTATTGGTAAGTTTGAAGTCGTAAGTTTTGATAATCTTGCAATTGAACAGCTTGACGTAAAACGATTGATGACTGAGGAAGAATGGAAAGAGTTTTATATGGGCGATGACGGTAAATACACTTTTTATATTGATATGGTGACAGGAACTTTCGCAAAGAACTCGTTGTCGTTAGACAGGTATCCTATTATGGATAATATTGACGATATGTTTAAAAAAGTTGTGACATTATAAGTGTTAAAGGTAAATTGTACAAGGTGATGAAAACACGTTTTTATGCAGGAGTAAAAACAATAAGGAGTGAGAAAGTGGGATTCAAACCAATATTTGAAGATGAAAGACAATTCTTTTTAGAGAAGACAGGTATTGAGTTGCCGACCGATTGTTGGAGGAACGGTAGTAAAATCTATTTGGATTTTACACAAGAAAAGCCAATTATTCAGTTTAAGGTTGAGAATAATAAAATAAATATCACTAAAGATAATAGAAACGGCTATAAGGACAAAAAAGAAATTAAACCTTTACCAAGACAAAAAAAGATAAAGGTGCTTATTGATGAGAACGGAAGTCGTATTGAAAAAATATTTGAAAATGCCGTACAGAACACAGTAGACTTCGTGAATACTCATCGCGAACATTTTTACTTGATTTCGTTTTCGGGTGGAAAGGATTCGCTTGTGATCTATAAGGTTTGGGAGGAAGCATTAAAGCGTTTGGATTTTGAACCTGAATGGATAGTGAATTTTGCAAACACCAGTAATGATACGGCAGATACATATAAGTTCATAAAGCGAATCATTCCTGCCGATAAGCTTAATATTCTTAATCCGGGTATTGGATTCTATGTTTGGCTTAAAGATATAAAAAAGTATTTTCTTCCGAATACAAGGGTAAGAAATTGCTGCTCCACATATAAAGAAGGTCAAATAAATAAGGCTTATGACAATAATAGACCTACGGTTAATATGATTGGTGTAAGACGATATGAAAGTGCAAAACGAGCATGTTATGAAATGGTAATGGACTATGAGTGGCGAAAATCACATTTTAACAATAGCAATATTCCAAAGAGATGGATTAATTTTAGTCCGATTATTGATATGAAAGATGAAGAAGTTTGGTTGCTCATCTTAAAAAAACAATGGAACTTCAATCGTATGTATAAACTTGGATTCCATAGAATAGGGTGCTTGATTTGTCCGTATCAACAGGATTATGTTGATTTACTAATTCAAAAGTATTATCCGAAGGCTTGGGAGAGATGGATAGGTATTCTTAAAAAGAATTATGAAGCAACTTGTGTAAAGAAAACTCTTAAATGGTCTTTTGACGAATGGGCTTCCGGCAGATGGAAGAGAGCGTTAAGTAAAGAATATTACATAATCAATAGTAAACTTACAAAAGAACACATTAAAGAACTTGCGGAACTTAAAGGTATTTCGGAGGAAATGGCTGAAAAGTATTTTCAAAAAAATTGTTCCTGCGGCAAGAAATGCAGTCCAACAGAAATCGCTATGTTTTATAAAACGCAAGGTCGTTTTGAAGGGCAAGAGGATAACAGAGCGGTTCTTTGTAAAAAGTGTTTGTGTGAAAAGATGGGTTGGTCGATAAAAGAATATTTTAAAATGACAAGAGATTTTCAAGATAGTGGGTGTAATTTATTTTAATCAAATAAAAATGGTTTTATTTAAAAGCAAATAAAGAATTATATAATAAAGGAGTATAAAAATATGAAAGTTACAAACACATGGATTAATGGAGATTGTTTAAAGAAGATGAAGGAGATGCCCGATGAATCAGTGGATATGGTAATTACATCTCCTCCGTATCACAATCTTCGTGTTTACAGCAACGACCCCTCCGACCTGTCTAACTGCGAAAGCTATGAAGAATACTATTATTTGCTTGGACTTGTTATTGCAGAATGTAAACGTATCCTTAAAGCAGGGGGCAAATTCATAATACAGTTTGAAGATTACAACTATACACTTGGCAGAGATAACAAAATGGGGCAGGAGTGCCTTGTGGGAGATATTAACAAGATCATGCTGGATAATGATTTCTCGCTATGGACTAAGGCGTTTTGGCGTAAATATTCTGCTCAGAGAGCTATGCTTGCACAGGGTAATCTCTATTACAGAAATATGAAAGCAAGAGATACCATTCTCGCTGCCAATGTAGGTTATGTATTTGTTTATAAGAAAGCAGGGGATTGCGAGCTGATTAAGGCTTCGGATATTACACTTGAAGAATGGGCAGATTGGGCAGACGGTGTTTGGAACATCGGCAATTCAGGTATCGGGCATACAACCCCCTTTGCCGAGGAACTTGTAAAGAGATGTATTAAACTGTGGTCTTGTCCCGGCGATACTGTTCTTGATCCTTTTGCGGGTGCAGGAACAGTAAACAAGGTAGCGATAGAAAATCACAGAAACGCCATCGGCATTGAACTTAACAAGGAATTTTATGACCTTGCTGTTGAAAAACGTTTCTCGTTATGGGACGATTCTGTTTATGAGTCTGACGATTCTACCGAAAAGATGAAGAAACGTTTCAATGCTGAACTGATTGCAGGAAAAGAACAGAGTGCCAACGCAAAAGCCGAAAAGGAAGAGAAGAAAGTTCTTACCGATAAGAAAAAAGAATTACAGGCTCAGATTAAGGCTATGGAAGCCGAACTTGCGGCTCTCGGCATAAAAAAATCCGAAATCAAGAAAATTCGTGCCGAGGCAAAGGAGAACACTATTGATTAAACTGGAAATACCTGTTGATAAAATTCCGTACATAAGAAGTATTGAAGGCAGAAAGTTTCATAATGGTAAGTGGCAATTTCCTGACTCGGCTATCGAGACATTGCAGAAATATGGTCTGATAGAAAATGATATAGCTGTCGCAGAAAAGAAGATCGTTCAGTATGAACTTTCTCCGCATCTGCGGAGCTATCAGAGAAATATAGTTAATCAGGCATTAAATGATGGCTGCTACGGCATTTTTTCCGACACTGGTACAGGAAAGACCATCATGGGACTTGAAATAGCAGCACACTATCCCAAGACATTGATACTCTGTCCCTTGTCCGTGATAGAAACTGCTTGGATTGACGATTGTCGTAGGTTCTATCCCGACATAAAGATTGTCAATGTATGGAGCAATTCAAGAGAAAAACGCATTAAGCTTTTGTATTCAGAAGCAAGGATATATGCTATGAACTATGAGAGTTTTAAAATCCTCAAGAACGAAATCAGAAACAAAGGATTTGATTGTATCATAGTAGACGAAAGTTCCGTTATGAAGAATATGACAAGTCAGATCACCAATGACATTCTTGAAACTATTGACTATATTCCGCATAGATTTGTTCTTTCGGGAACACCGACTCCAAACCATAATAGCGAAATATTTCCGCAAATGAAACTTGTTGACAAAGAAATTTTCGGAAACAACTACTATGGATTTCTCGCTAAATATTTTACACAAGATATGGCTGACCCTCATCACTGGTTTCAGACACAAGAAAACAAAGAAGCGTATTTCAAAAGGCTTGATAACAAGTCCGTGTTCTTGAAGAAAGATGACTGCGTTGACTTGCCTGAAAAGACATTCGAGATCAGGCGAATCAAGATGAATAAAGATCAGCAAAACCACTACGACAATATGGTTAAAAGCATAAAAGACAATATAAATTGTTGGAGCAAGTTTGAATTTACAGCAAAACTGATGAAGCTCAGAGAAATACTCAGTGGATTTACAATCAATAAAGATGAAACTATTACAGATTTCCCGACCGAAAAAGATAATATCTTATCTCAGGCACTCGAAGAAATCGGAGATAAGCCTGTTATTGTGTGGTGTCAGTTTATTCATGAAATTGAAAGATTGTCTGAAAAATTCAACGGTACAGGCTTAACAAGCAAATCGAGAAACCGAGACGAAATAATCAGACAATTTAAAAGCGGTGATATTAAACTATTGTTTGCACACCCACAACTTTTAGGAAAAGGGTTGACATTTACAGATTGCAACTACAATATCTACTACTCGTTAAGTTTCAGCTACGAGGAGTTTAAGCAGAGTCAGGATAGAATACATAGAATAGGTCAGTCAAACAAGTGTACTTATATAATCCTGCAAGCACAAAATACTATTGATGAAAAGATATATAGCTGTTTGCAAAGAAAAGGTAATGCCGTTGATGAACTCTATATGGAAATGGGTTTGAAAACATTATCAAAGGAGAGTAGTAATTGAATAAAGACTGGACAGGCAATTCAAAGTCCGTATTCACACCTTTAGCGGCATCGAATCATTCTGATACTGATAGAGTAATAGATGATTATTATGCCACAGATCCGCAAACCGTAGAGAAACTTCTCAAACGAGAACAATTCAATCATTACATATGGGAACCCGCAGTCGGCGGAGGACATATTGCAGACGTGTTAAAACAGCACGGACATAACGTGAAGTGTTCCGACATAGTTGACAGGGGTTATGAAAATACGGAAACAGCAGATTTCTTACATACAGACCGAGATAAAAATGATTTTAACAGAGATATAATAACAAATCCGCCGTATTCGATGGCGACAGAATTTGCGAGACACGCTTTGGATATTTCAATGGATAGTACCAAAGTGGCTATGTTTTTAAAAATTCAATTCCTTGAAACAAAGAAACGTTATGAACTATTCAAGCAATACCCGCCGAAAAAAATTTATGTTTTCGTGAATCGTGTTAATTGCGGCAAAAATGGTGTGTTTGCTAAAGAGTCGTCGGCAGTATGCTACTGTTGGTTTGTATGGGAAAAAGGGTATCAAGGAAAACCGACAGTGGATTGGATAGAATAAAAAATTCGTTTTAAGAAAGGGTTGATAAATATAAACTATCCAATAAAAACCGACTATGTTGATATTTACAGAATTAAAGATAGTGTAATTCTGTATGTATATAAATATAAAGTCGTTGGTAAATATATATACGGTCTGAACAGCAAGAATACCAAACTGTATATTTCTGGAATCGGCGAGTTCAAGATAGCGACAAAAAATATCACAGAAAAGTATCCAGTCGGCACAGTCTTTCACTATGATTATCCGTTGGCAATTGTTGAGCCAAGCAAATACCGCTACATTATCAAAACTTCCGGTGATGCTTTTAGTGGTGATAGTCAAAAATTTGATTCTATTATAGAAGAAATAACGAAAATCAAGAAGAAATACGAGGAGAATTAAGCATGAAGAAATTTTTAGGAATCGCTTTAGCAACAACAATAATGTTAGGATTGGCAGGATGTAGCACTCAGGCAGAAAGAGTACAATACAATTTAACAAAAGAAGCAGATAATTTTAACATTGTGCGTCAGCTCACAGTTATTAATTGTATCAAGGGCGATGTATTATTTCAGATGACAGGTAAGATGTCAATTACGGCAGACACAGTAGATAACCAACTTGAAGTCATTGTTGAGGACGACGGCACATACGTAAAGCATTTTATAGGACTCAGCGATAATGTGACGTATGTGATTGAAGACTTGAATTTAGGAGATAACGCCGTATCAAATTATCGTTATTCACTTAATTTCAATCCTAATATGTGGATTCCTGTTGATATTGAAACAATTGACTAAGAGATAAAAACTATAAATAAAAAAGGAACAACGTGTATGGAAGTCAGAAACGCAAGAATAACAGATACAAAACTCGGCAGAGAAGATCACGGCATAATGACATTTATGATTTTTGTTGAATTTTGTGGTTGTGCCTGTGGTATCGGTGGTTATGCTTTAGACGAGTATGACAGAGAAACGCAAAAAAGAGTGTACAGCGCAAAAAGCATGGAAGCAATCTCAAAAATACTCGAAACGGTAGGAGTTGACAACTGGGAAGACCTTGAAGGCAAATACGTAAGAGTCAAAGACAACGGCTGGGGTTCGACTGTTGACGAGATAGGGAATCTTATGGAAGAAAAGTGGTTCAATATCAGAGAATTTTTCAGTCAATCAGAATGATCGGAAAAGTTCTCTATGGAGGTGAGTAGTTTGAAAGAATTAAAACAATTTCAATGTGAATATTGTAATACTGTTTACAAAAGTAAATCTGAGTGTGAATTTTGCGAAAAAGGACATGCCCGTTTAAAATCAATTAAAGAAGTAGAATATCGTGCTGTTAAAAATGCTGGAGAGTTTCCTCATAGAATTAAAATCGAAGTAGATGATGGGCGTATGTTACAATATGAATTTGTGAAGTGTTTGTGATAATTAAATTTATGGGTGGAGCAGATGGGAAAGTAAACAAAATAATTAGCATGATGTTGAGCAATTGGCTGAAAATAAATCATTTAAAAGGAGAAATTGAAATGGCATATGTACACATTCCAGACAAATACGAACCATATTTTGATATTGTAATGGATTGTATTAAGTTGAATGGCGATGATATTGAAGCGCAAATCAAAAAAATTACAGACGATACGAAATTGATGGGCGAATGCCTTGAAGATAATTTTCTTCAATTCAAGCTGCATTCTAAAAAAGTAAGAGATGAATACGAAAAAGCTGTTGACGAGACCATTGATAAGAATAATAAGGTTTGGGAAGAGTGCGAAAGAAAAATTGCTGACTCTAAGCCAACAGTTGAAAAGTGTAAGCATGATATTAACGGATTGATTAAAGAAATCAATGAGTTAAGCAAAATACTTAACAACACATCTTTTTATAAAATTGAAAAATTGCTTGAGCTTATTGAAAAATTCAATAATATGTCAGCAGATGAAAAGGATATTTTGAGTAAATTGATTAACATTAGCGAAAATTAAATTCGATTTTATAATGCTGAAAGGACAATGTGATGAAAAGCTACGGTTTTGAAGTAGCTCACGGCTACAAGGTTTTAATAGGTTACCTTGATGCAGAGAACAAGGAACAAGCTATTAAAATGATAGAAAATGAAGAACAGGGCGACATAATTGACGAGTTTAGTGTTGATGAACTGACCGAGGGATACGAAGTAGTTGACATATGGGAAATCGAATAAAAAGCAAAACATAAAGGAGAGATAAAAAATTGAATAAAACATGGAGATTAGTAAATTTTTGCGAATTTGACAAGTATGCTGCAAAAAGTTATTGTGCAGTACATAACGCAGATGAAAACCTAAATCTTGGAGACATAACACAGGTTGACGAAACGCAGCTTGAAGATTTTACAATGATGTGCGGAGGAAGTCCTTGTCAAGATTTCAGCGTAGCCGGAAAGCAAAAGGGAGCATTGTGGAAATGTTCTGACTGCGGATATAAATATAATCCTCTCAAAGCGCATTGGAGTGTAAGAGATAAATGCCCCGAATGCGGCTCGATACATATTGAAAAGACTCGCTCTTCTTTGCTTGTAGAATATTTAAGAATACTCAGAGCAAAGCACCCTAAGTTTGCAATGTATGAAAATGTTAAAAATATCGTTGGCAAACAGTTTAAAGAAACTTTTGATATGTTTATTGCAGAGATTAACGAATATGGGTATAATGCGTATTGGAAAGTTCTTAATGCAAAAGATTATGGTATTCCACAAAATAGAGAGCGTGTTTATATCTTTATTGTAGATAAGGAACTTGATAACGGTCAGTTTAAGTTTCCTGAAGGATTCGATAATGGAATCCGCCTTAAAGATGTGCTTGATAATGAAGTGGAAGATAAGTATTATTTGTCTGAACAGGTAGTATCAAGATTTATCTCCACAGAAAACACGTTAAATTCATTATTATGCGATGGTTGTCAAGCAAAACGAGAAGGTAAAAGTAGGGAATATAATGATTTTTCGCCGACATTATCAGCCAGAGATTATAAAGATCCTCGTATGATTAACAGCGAATATGACAATGAAAATAATTTTAAATCAAATTTTCGTATCCGAAAATTAACCCCAAAGGAATGTTGGCGACTTATGGGCTTCTCTGATGAAAATTTCAATGCCGCAAAATCCGCAGGAGTGTCCGACAGTCAACTTTACAAACAGGCAGGGAACAGTATTGTTACTGATGTACTGTATTATATATACCTTGAAATATATAAGGCAATGCCGTATTTATTTGACGGCTTGACTCTCACGAGTCTTTTCAGCGGAATAGGGGCTTTTGAAATTTCTCTGAATAGATTGTTTGATACTATTAATAGCGAAAATTTCACTCAGCCACAGCAGAAAGTAAAATCTAACTCTGGCTGTGGAGAAAACAAACTTATTCAAGTAGGAATGCTTGATAAGCCCGGATGGATTGAAGCAAGTCGAAGAGTGTATTCACAGGAAGGTGTTTCCCCCACGCTTAATGGGATAGGACAAGGTGGCAACACAGAGCCTAAAATCATTGTGGTAGGCAGATTAGACATAAAAGGCAAAGACCAAATCAAAAGAGTATATGATCCGAACGGTTTCGCGCCTACTTTAAGTACGATGCAAGGGGGGCAACAGCAACCAAAGGTAATATTTTATAAGGAAGAAAGGAAAAATGATTATGCTGATACATAAGTGCGATTTCTGCGGAAAACAATTCACAGTATTTGACGATCAAGAAAATTTTGGACTGCATTATTCCAATATAGGCTATGGCAGCAGCTATGACGGTCGCGATATTAACGTTGACTTGTGCTGTGATTGTTTTGACAAAATGATGAATGAATACGTAGTTGAAAAACTTATAAACAAAGAAGCCTCAATTACGTGTTCTTAATCAAAAAAAAAGCAAAAGACAAAATAAACAACTTGCATTATTTAATAAAAAGTGGTATACTATAATAGTAGGGAGGAGGTGATTTAAACAGCATCGACCAAAAGACAATTCAGAAAAAAGAAGAAAAAAGAAAGGAGTGTTTATAATGAAACGAATGAAAGTGAGTATGAGGAAAGAACATGATTGCATATGAAGATGAGTGCGTGGGTTGTCCGCCTGAGATTGGGTGTTTGGGAGATACTTGTCCATACAAGCACGTAAAGCGCATATATTGTGATATATGTGGTGATGAAACTGATACTGTGTGGGAATTTAATGATACCCATTACTGCAAAAGATGTTTGTTGGATGCTTTTCCAAAACATTCTTTATAATCCAAAAGACAAAAAGTAAAACGTGAAAGGAAGTATAAAAATATGAAGATTTCAACTAAGAACCGATGTTCCCTTTGGGGAACGAAAGCAATAGCTATTACATCTATTCTGATCGCTATAATGTCTGGGTGCGGACACGACAGAATGGACACAGAACCTAATCCGCCCAATAAAACAATAGAGGTGAGTGTAAATTGCACATCAAGAAGCACAACGTTGTCAACGCTAAAGGCGATAACAACGAGCATGACAAGCAAAACATCGACAACTTCTACGGCGGCGACAACTTTGAAGAAAGGGAGGCAGACGACACAGAACATTACGAATAATCCCTCTCCAATTATATGTGATGTAACATTTGCACCTGTCGTAAAGCAAAGTATGTCGATGTTGACAGATGAAATAAATGTTACAACCACAGCTATATACATAGAACCCACTGAATATACAGAACAAATAACCACAAGCCTACCCATTACAGACCAAGAGTTTATATTGTTGGCAAACGTTGTAAGTCACGAAGCCGGATGTGATTGGCTTACCGAATATGACAGAGCGTGTATTGTTGCAGCAATTATGAATAGGGTGTCTGACAGCAGATTTCCTGATACTATTGACGAGGTTGTACACCAAAAAGGACAGATGTTCGATGTTCCTTATTATAGAGTAGACTACAGCACCTTGTCAAGAGAATTAATTGACAATGCTGTTTACGCCTACTTTAATGGTACGTATGAGTTCGGCAATATCAATTCTTGGAGCGGAGATGGCACAAAAAATTATTTTTATTATCAGTAAGAAAGGAACATACAATGACACGGGCAGAACAAACAATGCGATGGCGTGAAGGCTATCGTTCCGAAGTTGAAAGGAGTATTCAGGCAGCAAATAAATATAATCAGTCACAAAAATGGACTACAAGACCTATGACAGCTGAGGAATACGAAGAAGCTTTTGGCGAAAAAACAGAGTCTTGTCACAGGCTAAAATTAAATATTAAAGGAGATAAGCAATGAGAATACTGATTGATACAATACCGAAAGTACGAGAGTTTTGCAAAATCGCAAATGGATTTAGACACAATGTTGATGTTGTGTCTAACAGATATAAGATCGATGGCAAATCTATCATGGGGTTGTTTAGTCTCAACCTTAGCGACCCTATTGAAGTTACAGTTGATGAAACAGAAGACGATATTGCCCACGTTCTGTTTGCAAAGTTTGAGGTGGACGAATGAAGGTAACGATATTAGAGCACCCTACAGAACAAGATTGGTTTGCTGCAAAGCAGAGAGCATTAATTACAGTAGGACTTAAAGCGAAAAATCCCCCAGATGACGAATGGAAACATGATATACTCAGAGCAAGACATTCTCCAACAAGAAGATTAAGATTTTCGTTTCTGCTTGAAGATATTCCGAGCTGGGTCGCTACGCATTTAGTAAGACACGTTCATGCACAAGCGTATGTAGGCTCACAAAGAAATGACAGACAGTCTAAGTACGATAGGGAAAAAGCACCGCAGGATACACCTGTTTCAATGATTTGGGATATGAGCGGAGAAGAACTTATGGAGATAGCCAACAAAAGACTTTGCTTTCAAGCTGCGGACAAGACAAGAAAGTTGGTGCAGATGATATGTGACGAAGTGATTAACACAAATCCTGAATTTAAAGAGTTTCTTGTTCCTATGTGCAAGTATGTAGGCGAGTGCAAAGAAATGTTCCCTTGCTACGAAAAGAAAGGAGAAGCTAATGGCTAATACAATATTTTTGTTTGTCGCTCCGTCAGGTTCAGGCAAAACAGCAGTAGTTGAATCTCTTGAAAAGAGATACGGATTAAAGGCTATTCAGTCGTATACTACAAGACCACCAAGATATGAC